CAATCGGATCAATCTTTTCTTGACGATGATCAAATTGCTGAAGGGTTTGTTCTCACATGTGTTGCTTACCCAACATCTGACTGCACCATCTTGACTGAACAAGAAGAGGCATTATACTAATGTTAGCAGCCCTCGCTATCACGATGCTTGCCTTCCTAGCAGCAGCAATGATGACACAATCTGGAGATGAAAATGCCTAATCCCAATCAACTTTATGAGGATATGGAAAGACTCAATGCCCTCTATGAAGAATTATGTTGGGATCATGATGATGAACTAGTATTCACTCATGATGGTAAACAGATCTTAATTTACAACAAAACCATACAAAAAAATGATTGAACTTTTGACGCAGACCGATTTCACTTGGGCTGCCAACCATACTATTGCTGAGTTCCTTGCAGGATATGTATTTGCTGCTGCTCTTATTGTTGGAGCACCCGCAATCTATCTCATCATTGCTATGATGTCTGCAATACAAAATACTAAAGGTAGAGTTGTAGGATACAAAGATCATCAATTTTATGGTGAGACCAGTGTATATGACTTTTCAAAGCGTAAAGTATGACTGGATTACCAAAGTTTTTTGAGCAAACCTCTAATCTTTCATATGATAGACACATCTATAAAGTCTACTCTAAAACAGGAAAGACTCACACATTTGATGACTACAGGGAAGTATTAGGAGTTTGGTTTCAAGAAAGTGATGTCCTCTCACATGTAGAGGTTCAAGACAAAAACAAAGGATTTAAATAGGAGAAAACTCATGAACGAAAACGCAGAACGCATTAATGGTTGGGCAGCAATGATCGGAGTCATTGCAGCAATGGGTGCTTATGCATCTACAGGACAGATCATTCCAGGTATCTGGTGAACACATATGTATGGTTGCTAGTAGGATTTATTATTGCCTATATCATTACAGCACCGACAGATGACGATGATGGTCCACCCGATAAGGGTATGATGAGACCAGTTTTTGAGGGGGTCGATTGACCCCCTTTTTTTCTAAATAGAAATGCGTTGCTTTTTTCTAATGGAATCAAATCCAACAAAGAAAAAGGAATCTAAAAAGGAAAATAAATTTGAGTGGGCAGATGAGGGTGTATCAACTCTCGTTCGAGTTATTATTCTTGGATGGTCAGCAGCAATACTGACCCTTAATTATGTAACTGTTCCTGGTATTCCTCAAAAAAATATCGATCCGACTTTTATAGCCAGCGTCTTCACGGGAACGCTTGCGACGTTCGGTGTCGTTGCGTCTAAAAAGAAAGATGACTCAAAGGAAGCACCTACACTGGAGAAAAAAGATGCAAAAATTGATTAACGGTACTGGTCGCCATTTTAATCATGTTAAATTCTAAGACATCGACCGAGCATGTGCCGAGCAAGTCACCTGTTAAGACGATTGCACTAACATTGGGAGGACTCTTTGCGTTTGCTCATATAGGTCTGTTAGGATATGTTATTCATCGACCAGAGAAACCAAAACTACCTCAAGTTCCTACTATCAATATACCTCATGGAGAGTATTCTTCATATACGATTGAAGCAGGACCAGATGGATATAAAATTAACTACAAAGCAAACGATCCTGCTATTCTAGAATCTGAAAGATCGCTTCACTTAGATAAGAATAGGAGAGGATTGTTTGGTGGTGGTAGTGAAAAGCGTGACGAGTATCGTCTTGATCAATATACTATGAATGGAACTCGTAATATGGGAGGTGCTGCAGTAGATAGCGAGGGAAAGTCTGCGAAAGACATAGAGTGCATCGTGGCGGACGCTGGAGCACGGTCACAAGGTGCCCTAGCAGGCGCTAGTATTGCCACAGGTGCTGTTGCTCCAATGCTTGTAAGTATTCCTTATATTGGGTGGTTAGCATCTGGTTGGGCAGTTCTATTAGGGCAAAGAATGGGTTCTAGTATAGGTAGTGAAGTTGGTTCAGTTTTCAATGACTGCTAATCAAAACATAGTCACGAAGTCAAGATACAATATAAGTATAATAACGCAAAAATATTATAGATAGTGTAGTTGATTGAAACTATATGAAGTACTTTTTTGCGCTTCTCATCACACTATTTTTTGCTATGCCAGCATGGGCAGTAGATGTCTCAATGGGTCATGATGGAAACCTAGTATTTGAACCGAATGAGATTACAATCTCTGCAGGAGAAACAGTTCATTTTGTCAATGAAGCACTCCCTCCTCATAATATTATTGTAGAAGCACGTCCTGATCTTTCTAGAGAAGCACTACTGTTTGCTCCTGGAGAAACACAAGACGTTGTATTTGCTGACAAAGGGGACTATAATTTCTTTTGTGGTCCTCATCAGGGCGCAGGTATGACTGGCGTAATTCATGTTGAGTAAATGTCAAAGGATTATGTAACTAAAGAAAAATGTCAGGAGATGATTGATGACGCAATTCGTAGACACAACCGTAATGCTGGACTTATTTCTATGTGTGTTGGTTGGGTTGTTCTCGCTTTATTTGCTGAAGGTCTCCTTAGACTCATAGGGGTAATACCTCCACTAGTACCTTGGTTGAATATAAAACTATGATGAGCGGATTATTTGTATTTGGATTCATATCCTTATTGTGTTATGCATTACACATTACATGGCCTCTAAAATATAAAGGAAGATAAAGTATGTTTGGAACTATACTATTGTGGATTTCAATACCTTTTGTATTGACCACTATATTTTTTGGTTTTTACAAGGGAGAAAACATCTACTATGAGAGCGATAACTATGACGGAAATGGGACAGCACACTAAAGAACGTTACAACTTTGCTATGAGTTCATTCTCCAGAATGTATGGCGTGAGTCATGTAAATGGGTCAGCAGATATTACTAGATTTTGTATCAAGTGGGCAACTGATGAGAATACAGTTTCTCCTTCTGGCACCTTAACAGACATTGACTTTTACTTTTTAGACTTCTGGAAAACCTGGGGAGGATATCTGTGAATCTTCTAGCACATAAAGCAGCACACTTTGCTGCGGCAACTCTTAATAATCCTTTTGGGATTGGATCACTAAGTCTTGCATTAATTGTTGTGCCTATTATTGGTATACACTATGTTCACAAATATGGGTGGCAACACTGGGCACCTTTTGATAAATGAATTTATTATTAAGACCTTTAGATAATCCTGCTGATCCTGTATGGTCAGTAATTATCTGTGTAGTCATTGCTGTTGCGCTGGCATTAGGGTATGTCATATACATACTAAGAGAAGCATTTGATGAATTGAACGATGTCGGATCAAATCAACAAGAAGGATGCGGATCAGGATCAACAGATAGCACTCCTGATACATCGCATTGAAGATGCTGAGAAAACTCAAGAAGAACTTCGTGATAGAGTTCGTAAACTAGAGAAGTGGGTATGGAGTGCAGCAGCAGTCCTATCTGCTGCCATTACACTAATCGGAATAGCAACCGCAGTAGAATCAAAGGAGATCGATTATGGGAAAAATGATACCACCAAGCAGGAAATCATGTTACAACTTTCGAGTGACGGAGATTAATCGTGTTCTTGACGGCGATACTATTGATGTCACTATTGACCTCGGGTTTGATTTATACAAGAAAGAAAGAGTTAGAGTTGCAGGAGTTGATACACCGGAGAAAAGGACGAGAAATCTAGAGGAGAAGTCTCTTGGAATCGAAGCAACCAACTGGCTCAAAGAAAAACTGGAGAGTACTATCGCTGGTGACGATGAGTTGTCTGTTAGGACTGAACTTGTTGGTGGCGTCGGTAAATATGGGCGTCTTCTTGGTTGGCTTTACATTGGGGACAGCAACCTGTCACTCAACGAACAAATGATCGAAGAGGGTTATGCCTGGGAGTATGATGGTGGAACAAAACAAAAAGACTTTGAGCAACTACGAGAAATCAGAAGGCAGCACGGTACGATGGTATAGAAGTGCTGTCTGTGGGTCTACACCTTTTATTCCAAACTCTGAGTTTGAAGGCGACAATTGCGAACTAACATGCGATATAAACCATGAACTTTGAACTATCTATGGAAGATTATACAATTATTCTCAATGCTCTTCATTATTATAAGAAGATAGAGAAAAGGGATAACTTCCAACAGTATGATGATAAGCGTATTAATATGTTGAGAGATAAAATGGCGTATCAACTTATTCCTAGTGTAAATAGTAAGAAATCTTTCGCTGATGATTTTTTTATAGATTGAGGTAATTTAAATGCAAAAAGTAATTAATGTTTTAGCAGTGCTATCATTTGTGGGAACTGCTGGTATCGTTGGTGGCGGTACTTATGTTTACCTCAATAAAGATTCTATTATTGATAATGTAAAGAATCAAGTTGCCGCAGCTGCTGCAGAAGCAATCTCTGGAGCACTTCCCGAAATGTTAGATGCTTCAATGCCAGAACTTCCTACTGCTACTGGTGGTGCCATTCCTATGCCCACAACTACTGGTCCTGCATTACCATTCTAGTAAATACTGATGATACCAGAGATCCAATTAGGTAATATTGATATTGGAATTAATCAAGTTAGTAATTTGATTATTAATGATACACCTGATTGGTTAAAGACTCCATCACATGCAGTGCCAATATACCCACCCGTGACTACACAGGTGGGTATTCCTATTGTTAATATTCCTGGATGTGTTGAGTCTCATAGAGATAGTAGTGAGAATCAAACACTAAAGGAGGATGATAAGGATGGTGTCCAGGTATTCTGTGATGCTGGAACCCCTAGTTTTTATCCCATTGATTACGATCCAGATAAATTAGATATAACAACGGAGGCACCCCCACCTCCACCCATCAAATCTCCTGAGAAAGAAGAGGATACTAAAACAGAGAGCGAAGCACCACCAGATCCTAAAACCGATGCTGCATTAGCAGAGTGTCCTACAAGAGAGCAGCAGTTAAAGAACCCTGTAGGAAAAGTATTACAAAACAATAAAAAGATAGTCAGGTATGAGACAGTAGGAAAAGAATGTCTCCCTGTATTTGAGAATTTAAATATACCAGATCAGATTGTTGCTAACCTACCATCTCCAGGTGCTGTAACTGTTACCGCCTCAATTGCTGTAGTCGCGACGACTTCTGCACTGCTTGCAAAGCCTCTTGCTGATCTTTTGTTAAAGGTTGTGAAACCGACTGTGAAGAAGGTAATGAAGAAGATTGCGACCTTACGGGGTAAGACGCCCCCTGTATTGTCGGTGTCGCAGAAGAGGGCGGAGCAACGGGATCGGAACCGGGCGATAAAGATCTTACGCTCGGCACTGAAACCGAAGGGATAGAATGTCGGTGTTGCTTGACGGTATTAACATTTTGCACTAAAACGTCTGCACATATTTTATAGTAAGGACTTCTGGGGTGGAAACTGATTCCTCTCTGCATGAGTTCACCACAATTCTTAAGTCTTGCGATCTCAAAGTCCAATCTCTTGTTAGCAATCATTTGTTGCTGCATTTGTATTTGAGTATCTGCTGCTTGCTTACAACGCTCTTGCATTCCACCATCAAGTGGGAAAGAAAGTGTTGCAGATAAACCAAGACTTGTACTATTATTAATTGCATCACCAGTTCTTACTGGTTTTCTCCAGAGTTCCCGCCCTGGATTGTCTGGAACACCATCCCCTGCCATTTCCATGGTGGTGATAGTCATGTCTGCACCATCTTCATAGGCACGAACAGTTTCACCTTCTGAGTTTGTATATGTTCTATCATCATAATGTGGTGACCAAGGAAAGTTCTTTACTACTTTCTGAGTTTCTACCATCTGACCTTGAAAATCTCTATTATCATATTGAGGTTCCATATAGTATTGTTCAAATGGATCCTTCTGACTGCGAGCATGAGTGATGAAGGGTGTAATATTAGCAGTCGGACCTTGACATGCAATACCGCCTCCATATTGATTGGTGATGTATGGTCCTTGTAAAACCTGAATGGCTTGATTGGTAACTGAGCCTGATGAGTTTGCGATTGGATTAGCAGTCGCAGAAACACCTCCCACATCAGCAGCACTGACAGGGGAGGCGATAAGAAGTGATATTACTGGGTAAAGATACTTGTGGTATCTGTGATGCTTGTAACCTCCGTGACCCTTTGAATCACAGTTTGATTTGTTACACCCGGTCCCATGTAGGTCTGAGTGAACTGGAATGCTGCTCCTGGTTCTGCGATTGTGAAACTCTGTCCATTTAAATTTAGACCAGAGTTGGCACTTGTTACTTGCCCCTCTGTTCCTCCTAATGGATTCACGATCACTGAGTTTGTTGTTGGGTTGGGACTCAGAGATTGTCCCCCGTTGGTTACGTTTGAACCCGATACTGAATACTGCCATCCTGTTGCATAATCTATAGAGTTAATCGTTTCAGTCACCTTTGACGTTGTTTCCGTGTGGCTCGTCATGGATCCCTGGCTGAAGTTTGGGACCACGGGGACCGCTTGGGCAGGAGCAAGTATGACACTTGCACCCACCACACTTAGGACATACCAGAGTGTTATCCTTCCAGAAGTCATGATTTCTGACCTCCATGTATTTAGTGTAGAATCGTGAGCTCAGAGACAAATTGTCCCGTAGCATTTGTACCAGCTCCACCAGCCGTGATCGTAAGAGCACCAGTAGGGGATATAGTACCTGCTAGAGAACCAGCAGTTCCTGCAGTTGTAGATGTAATGTTGCCGAAGTTTGCCACATCACCAACAGTGACTGCACTCGTTGGGATTGCATCAGCCTGTGTGTAAGACTGAGAGAAACTAAAAGCGTTTCCTGGAGTGTCCTGAGTCGCAGCAATATTTCCTGGAGATAATACTCCACTGGTGATTGTGCCTGTTGAGATTGTATTAACTGTTGTTCCGTCAGTAGTGTCTACGCCATTGCCCGAGACAGAATATGTGCTGCCCAATCTTGTGACATTGGTAGCAGCAGCATCAACGGTTAATTGAACACTAGAAGATAATTTATGAGTAAGGGCACCTGCATTTGCTGAAGATGCCGCCATCAGTAACATTATGAAAGGTAAAAACCGTTTCATATATAAGACCGATAAGTGTATGTATAGGTATTTAGAAATCTCAAAGTTGAATAAAAAGTTTTAGTATCATCACAAATAATTATTCTATTAGTTATTACTATTAAATAGTAAATCGTAAACAAAAATTATTTACAAATGGATTCCAAGGAAACATCTGACTTATCAGTCAGTCGAAAGGAATGCTCAAAGTGTGGAGCAGTTTGGATTAATGATCAACATTATTGGAGTACTGGTGCTAGAGGAGACGAAGAATCCTTAAGCAACCTTGTGTGTGGATTAAAAGACTTTCAGGAATGTATTAACCCAAAACACAAAACTGGACATATATACGGAGACAAAGATACTTGGGCAAAACGAGCAGGTGTCGCTAGACTATTAGAAAAGGAGATACAGGATGCCGAGAGGACAGATGACTAGACATGAGGTGCTTTCTAAGGTTTACATCCTAAAGAAGGAACTCAGAGAAAGAGGCGATATAGGAGAAGTAAAATCTCTTGCTGATGAATATTTGAATAAGGTATTAGATTATCTTGATACATTTAGATACTAATAAATATCTAAAAACAGGTTATGACTTGCAGGTCAGCAATATTAATAGATAATTTTCTTTCACAAGATAAGTTTGATTCTCTTTCTTCTTCAGTAGCAGCATCACCTTATTATACTAATGGTCAGTTTGAAGAACCAAGAGATGAACTTTGCGATACTGCGAGAGAACTTGTTTTAGAAAGATTGAAAGAGATTGGATTATACCAGTCTCATTTTGATGAGGCATCAAAGTTATTCGGGTACAATCAATTTCGTCCTGCTGATTATGGACATGGAAACATTAATGGTCCACATGTAGATAATGGTGGATATGTTTTTTACATTCATCCTCATTGGGATGAAAACTGGGAAGGAGAACTTAGTATAACTAATGCTGTAGAAGAAGAATATAGAACTGGCATTTTTGCTAAACCAAATAGATTTGTATGGATTGAACCAAGCACACTTCATAATGTTTCATCCACATCATCAGACATCACTCATAGTAGAGTTACTAATATTGCCTTCATGGGCGGTAACATTCATGTAAATCCAATCAAGATATCTTATATAAATATTTTTACGACTACCTGATTTCAAATCTGTGAACAGATATAGAAAAGCACTAAAACATTTAAAGTCTGATTTGAATGAATCTCCTACTAATAGTATGGGAGGAGTATATTCATTGAATGAACCGGGTCATCGTTTAGGTCGTCCACAAGATGCTGAAAGATTTTATCCTGATGTTGATGGTAACTTTACTGATGGTATTCCTGGCAATCCAGGAGATCCTTTCTACTTGCGCCCTGAAGGGTACTGGGACGGTGGAAAGAACTGGTCAGAAGTCCTTAGACCTGATGCTTCTCAAGAGTTCCTTGTAGATGATCCTACTGGTAAGAGTACAGATGGGTTAATCACTGAGGATGGAGTTGTTAAAACACTACTTCCACCTAATAGTAGACATTTTATTCTTGGACCACTAGTTGATGGATATGTTCAGAATCATGGTTATGATAACTATTCAAATATAGGTTATATTCAGAAAGATACAAGACAGTTTGTTTTACTTGCTAGAATTCAAGGACAGTTTGTTGCCGATCAGCATTCACAAGGAGCAAGAGTTTGGGATGGATCATCAGGTCAACTAACAATCTATAACTCAAACTTCACTCTTGCTATGGCTGAGTGGTTCCGAGATCAGATTACTGCTAATACATTTACAAAAAACGTTCCATACTTTTATAGTGGCGGAGTTCCACAAGAACCCATCGGTGGTGGTCCAAGTTGCCCCAACTGTCCTCCTCCTATGTTTGGAGGGGATGGACCTGGAACTGGTCCAGATATTGGTTTAGGAGCAGGAGGTGGTCCTCCTGATCTTGGTGATCCTCATACTAATGGTCCTAGTAAAAGTGGTGGTCCAGATGCAGCAGGTGCTCCATTCCCTGGTGCTAATCCTGATAAAGACGATGACGAAGATGAAGATGAAGATATTCTTGATCCAAATGAGATAGAAAAATTAAAAGATAAGGCAACCAACTCACCAGATACTCTTACTCCTGAAGAAGAACAAGCACTTATAAATGCTGGATTAGATGATTTTGTGCAGGGTGGTATGAAAACAACAGATATATTTGGAGATTTGGCAACTCTTGCTGGTGCCGCTGCGATTGTGCAGGGTGGTTTGGCTGTGGCAGGTAATGCAATGGTTCAAGGGATATTGGGTTTTGCTAAACATGCAGCAGGAACTCTAGGAACCGTTAAAACCGCAGAGGTAATTTCAGATGTAATTACTGATAAACTTCCTGGAGTAATTGGGGATGCTAAAAATGCTGAAGATTATAATACACAATTGGCTGTAAAACTTCCTATATCTATTCTTACTGGTCAACCACAAGAGATAAAACTATCCCCTGCTGCTAAAACAGATCAAATTAACAATGTAACTGATACACAATTTGAAAAAGCACTTCAAATTAAACCAGTTCAAAAACCTAGTGCTGAAACGACAGTAAATCCAACTCCTGGGTTAAAGAAACCAATACTTGACAAGGAATCTGGTTGGGGTGCTCAAGGTGGGTCTGAAGTTAACTATGATCCTAAAACTGATACTCTCACTATCACATCTGAAAAGATGTTAAGAACAGGACAAAAGGGTGATAGATTTGATATTACTCAAGGTGGTAAAGTAAGTGGGGGGCAGGTTTTAGATAAGGGAAAGCAAACAAGATTTGGAGATATTCCAGATGCAAAACAAGAAGTTGTTGCAAAAATGACAAGGGATATTTTAAATGTTCCTGGAACAAAAGAAATTCCTGCGATATTAGGAAGTCCAGAATATCAAAAAATTCTAAAAGATCCTGCATATCTTGAATCGGAAGTTATTCCTAGAGTTAGCAAGATGGCAAACGATGCAACTGCATCTGTAGTTCAGGGCACAGCATCAAATGTAGTTGCTTTAAGAAAAGCACTTACTGATATTGGTCTTTTGCCTCAAAGTGAAGTTGAAAACACTGGTGGTGGGTACGGACAAGTCTATTCTCAAACTTCATATAAAGGAAATGAAATTCCTTCAAATTTGCGAGACATCATTACTAAAAAAACTGATGGAATTAGAGAGTCGATTCATCCTAAATTTATGAAATATAGGAATAAAGAAACACTTACAGAAACAAGAACTCCGAAACAAAAAAGGATTCTTCGTGAGATCAAACAACCTATCAAAGTAAAAGAAGCACCCACCAAGTACAAGATGAACTTTGAAGGTAAGTACTCAGCACAGAATACTCCTGATAAGACTGCCTCTGCTCAATCAGATGCTTTAGTAGCATCAAGAAATACCAAAGCAAATAGTTGGAGAACAAACGATAAGTATTGGTCTGGTTATGAGACTACTGAAAGAATGAATGTTATTCATGACAGAGTTGGTCATGGTCAGCAAGCATGGGACAAGATAATAGATGAAGCAAGAGAGAAGAATGGTTGGAGAACTAGAGAGATGCAGGAAGAACTCAATAAGATATCTCATGAGAGAGCAATGCTTAAAGAGAATCCTGATTACACAAGTCCTTTTGGTGGTGTAGAAATTTCTACTACTGAAAAGAATATTAAAAACTTTGAAAAAGTTAATAAAATTAAAAAAGTGGTATCAGATACGAAAATGTTTAACAATAAAGAAATCAAACCTGAGTATCCAACAGAACCAGCACAGAAACCAAACCCTGCTTCTTTCTATAAGAGTTTAGATCCTACATCTGCTGACTCAATGCCTGATACTGGTAACTCTGAAATTGATAATCTTAAGAATAAGGCTAAAAAGAAAGCTAAGTGATATCCATCAAAGGCGACAAACCTAGTCTATAGGGATTCGTCCAGTACGTCAAGTGGACAAGGGGGGTTGACGGGACAGGCAATATGGTCTATTATAAATAAGTCAGCAAGTTAAGGAACCAACACATTCCTTAATAAGTCGTAACACGCCTTACCAAGACTAAACAGCGTGTATAAACAACAGTCTTTCATACCAACTCTGGAGGGTAGAGTTGGAATATTTTACCTAGTGTTCCCCGCACTTATACATAACCCTTTTCAAAACAATGGCTACAACTCTTTCAAGGCAACAATCAACCTCTCCGTGGGAATCTTTCTGCGAGTGGGTAACTTCTACCAATAACCGCCTCTATGTCGGTTGGTTCGGCGTACTGATGATTCCAACTCTGTTGGCAGCAACCATCTGTTTCATCGTCGCCTTCGTCGCTGCTCCCCCCGTGGACATCGACGGCATCCGTGAACCCGTCGCTGGTTCACTCATGTATGGTAACAACATCATCTCTGGTGCAGTTGTACCATCTTCCAACGCAATTGGTCTTCACTTCTATCCCATCTGGGAAGCCGCATCGCTTGACGAGTGGCTGTATAACGGTGGTCCTTTCCAACTCGTAGTCTTCCACTTCCTGATCGGCATCTATGCCTATATGGGACGTGAATGGGAACTTTCATACCGTCTTGGTATGCGTCCATGGATCTGCGTAGCATACTCTGCTCCAGTCGCTGCAGCATCTGCTGTATTCCTCGTATATCCTTTCGGTCAAGGTTCTTTCTCCGATGCTATGCCTCTTGGTATCTCTGGTACTTTTAACTATATGCTTGTATTCCAAGCAGAACACAATATCCTTATGCATCCGTTCCACATGCTCGGCGTTGCTGGGGTATTCGGTGGATCTTTGTTCTCTGCTATGCATGGAAGTCTCGTTACTTCTTCACTCGTCCGTGAGACGACTGAAACTGAGTCACAAAACTATGGTTATAAGTTCGGTCAAGAAGAAGAGACCTACAACATCGTCGCAGCCCATGGTTACTTCGGTCGTTTGATCTTCCAATATGCTTCATTCAACAACTCACGTTCATTGCACTTCTTCCTTGCTGCATGGCCCG